AACTGGTCTGATAATTCGTAGTATACATGAGGTTCTGCCTTAACCTGTAAATATACTTCATTCTTTTTTGATATAATCAAATGAGACATAACTCATAGTTTCACCTACAAGTATTTAGTTCATGCTGTCAAACTGATGTTCTAAAATAAGTCTATAAAAATTATCTCTCATCGCAATTAAGTGCTCTTGTTCTTGTGGTTCTCCACCAGACCATTTTTGGACTGCTTGGCTAAGTCCTGTGTGAATTAGTCTAATTCCTCTAATATTCAATTCTATAGAGTAATAGTTTCCTTCTTCTTGGTACATTAGTTAAAACCTGCTTGGAATTTGTGCCAGTCTATTGAGTTTTTAATTTGGAAAGTTCTATTCGAAACTGTCTTAATTATTTCTTCTAAGAACTTGAGCATCACATCATAATAACGAACCTTCAAATCAATAGTATTTAACTTCTCATCGGCATCCATATACCTCTGTAATGCTTCTTTATCTCTAACTTTGTATGGGAATGGTTCTTCGGCATAAACCTCTGCTGTTGCCTTTCCTGTGTAGTAGTTGTATCTTTCTAATTTTATACGATTGTAAGTTCCTCTTGCCTTCTCTCTTAAAAGAGTGATAGTATTATATAAAATATAATATTTTGAATGAAGTTGTGGAATTTTTAATGATTCATCATGTAGGTTATCAGGGTCGATTTGAGAATCCTTTTCCCACATCTCCTGAATTTGATCAAGGTTCATAGAGGTGTTCTGTTATCAGCAGCTAATACATTATACACAGTATACTTGAAAGTGACCTCTGCTGTAAAGTAGTTGATGTCCGTATCACTTGCCTCAAATTCTAAAGAGGTCAAATAAATTGGAAATAAATCTCTAAATTTTACAATAGCAACATCTCTAAAATTACTATTTAAAATATGAAGACTTCCGTCACTAAACTGTTCTTTTAAATCTCTCTGTCCAGTAGCATCTGTTGTTAAATCTTTAAACTCTTGTGCCGTCTCTGGAAAACCTAAACCTGTCATCCAATTATGAATTGCCATATAGTTGACCATATTTTCGTCAACTAAAAATCTTAAGGAAAAATCTCCATAAGTAAGTTTTTCTCCAGGAATATCAACATCTTTAAGATATGATGGTTGAACTGCCGTTCCTAAACTTATATTGGGAATACTAGCAGAGTTTGAAAAAAAATCAACCTTTGGTTCTTTTGCTAATGTAAATTTAAAACCAACAGGAGATAAAAAATTTCTATTTCCTATCTGCTTATTAAATGTCATCGATATTGTTTTATTTGTATTTAGATAAAAAAAGAGACCCTTTCGGGTCTCTGTGAGAAATATGTGAACCGTGGATCACATAAGGTTTTGGACTTTGACTCTTCTGTAGTAACGGTTTGCGTTAGTCTGCAGTCTACCAGGATTGGTAACAGGAGCAGCACCTTCTGCGAAGGGGTTAGCAACAATACCGTAACGAGTCTTGAAGCCGATCTTAGGCTGGAAAGTGTTCTCTCCAACTGCACGAACCATCTGAAGAGGAACGTAAGGGCAATAGAACAGACCTGCGTCATAAGGTGAAGAACCTTTATAACCAGCAACGTAGTACTGACTACCGGTTGCGTTAGGAAGGTTTGCAGAATAAGGGTCGATATAGACCTTATACTTACCAGCAAGGACACCTGCGAAGGTGTTACCGGTGTCATCAACGTTCAGGTTTGCATTGAGTGCAGGGGTGTAATCAAGTACACCAGCCATGGTCAGTGCGGAAGCAACGTCTGCGGAACACAGAATCATGTTGCCCTTTCCTCTACGAGTTCTTTGTGCGATTGCGTTCGCATCTCTCTCGATTTGGAAAATAAGACCTTTGAACTTCTCAACAGACCAACGTCCATTAGAGTCAACGTCAAGGTCGAAAGTACCGGCAGTAGCAACATTCTGTTGAGCACCGGGTTCTGCAACCTTATAGATGGTTCTGATGACTTCTCTGTTGATTTCCGCAAGGATCTCAGTGGAGAGAATGTTGGCAAGTTCTGCCTCGGCATTCAAACCATGAATAGCCTTGAGGTCTTGTGCCAGTTCCAGAGAATACTCTGCTTTCAGGGCACGGGACTTAGCAGTAACGGTGACTTTCTCAATCGAGAATGCCATCTCGTTGAATGTCTGACCATCTCCGAGTTCTTCAGAGAATGCTGTATCCATACCCTGACCAACGGTATAACCGGTATTGGTTTGGGTAGTAGGATCAAGAAGACCAGGATTAGAACCACCCTGATTTCCAGTGACTCCTAAACCAACGTTTGTTTCCTGACCAGCAACATATGGAGTAGCACTTCCGATTCCACTGTTAGAGAATCCGGTGTTTGCTTCGTCGAAGAGTGCTTCTGCACCAGTCTGACTCGTGAAGCGTGAACGCATTGCGAAGATCAGTCCAGTAGGACCGTTCATCGGTTGAACACCTGCAAGGTCATATGCGACCAAGTTAGGCATTGCACGTCTGATCAATGAGATCAGAACGGGATCGAAGTTAGCAACTCCGGATCCGGTTGAGTTTGTAGGTGCTTCTGAAAGGAACTCACGCTCCTCATTAAGCATCTTTTCTTGGTTCTCCAGAAGAACTGCGGTAACCATTCTCTTATGAGCATCATTGATGCCTCCGAGACCCTCATGGTTGAGGATAGGTGCCCACTTCTCCTGAAGGTGTTCAGCATTGAAACCTTGCATTTGAATTTACCTTGTTAAAAATTTTAGTTTGATTTATAATTAAAAAATCACTTTTTAGAAACTCTAGTCAGAGTATCGAGATATGATTCCATTAAACCAGTAACTGGTTGTGCAATGGACTCTGAACTCTCGGAGATATTCTCTGAAGTGTCTCTTTGAGCACCAGCATTTTCTGGGAAATATGAATTTCTCAGGGTTGCTAGTTTCTCACGATAGTTGTCTTCACTATCAAACTCAACATTTTCGGCAAGAGAAGCGAGTTTATCCTTCTGTGAAAGTGCTAGACCTTCGCAGACCTCGGAGAAGATTGCTTCAGCAACCGACTCAGCTAATCTTTGATTAAGAGCAACGTTAGATTTAATTTGCTCGTTGAGTTTATCTTCCATTTCATCTAATTTCTCTACCATTGCGGTAGTTACATCATATTTCTCTTCAGGGATTGTTACATAATGATCTTCAAAAAGACTTCTCATTCCAGTCAGGAATGATTCGGTCATTTCTGCCTTGAGACCTTGCTCAATTGCGAGTTGATTATCTTTAATCCACTCTTCGGCAACATACTCAAGGTATGCGTCAACTCTATCAGTCAGTTCTTCCTTAATAACGGAAACTTCTTCTTCGAGAGTTGTTTCGTATTGTGCTTTCAGTTCTTCTTGAACTTCGGCAACTTTTGTTTTGATAGCAGTTTCAAAAATGGTACGTGCTTTCTCTTGGAAGTCTTCGGAAAGTTCTTCACCGGCAAGCAGTGCTTCAACATCTTCTTCGATGTTATATTCTGCTTCTGGTGCTTGCTCTTCTTCGGATACAACTTCTTCTTCAGAAGTTTCTTCTTCGGAGACTACATCTTCGGCAGATGCGGTGGTCTCTTCTTCTTCGACTACTTCACCTTCAACTTGCTCCTCTTCCTTCATACCCTTAGGCATGGGTTCGGCAGGTTTGGCACCCCTGTTCACAATGTCTTTGACAGTTGCGATTTTGGGTTCTGCGAGTTTAGCAGAGTTGTCGTCTACTTTATAGTTTTCTGGAGTAGGGCCACCGAGATCTTCGTAACTACCAGTTTGACCAGGGGTCGAAACACCAGAAGCATTGCTTCCGGATTTTGGCATTACCTCAGATGCAGCAGCTCCTTTAGTTACTACGTTTTCCATTTCTTGTAAATTGCTACCAACGGACATTTGATTGTATTAGATTTTTATACTAATATATTTATTTATAATTTAAAGATTTGATAAGAATTCGTTGAACAAGCTTAACTTATGTTCTTCGAGAACTTTTTGGTCAACAAGAGTATTAATTCTCTTCTGAGTTCTTTCTGCGAGTTGCTCACGAAGAATTCCTCCTTCCCAAATCCACTCTTTTCCTTCCATAATTCCTGATACAAATGCATCAGGTGCAGAAGGATCGGCAACGATATCAGCAGCAGTTGCTAACATGAAATCTTCACCAACAACTTTTATACCACCACGGTCTTCTTTTAATGAACCAACACCACGAGAAGAAACTCCAAGCATCACACCTTCATCTAAAAGTGAAGATGCAATTTTACCCATAGGAGTATTAAGGATTTGTGCCTTACCTCTGAAATTACTACCCTCTTGAGTGAGTGAAGTAATCTTATGAGAAACACGGTCAATATAAAGTTTCTTGTTAGAACCTTTACCTTCGGTAATAATCTTTACGTTTGAAATTTCTTCTGTGATGAGTTTCATATTCTTATGAGATGTTGTATGCTACTTTTGCTACTTTAACTGAAGTACCATTTGAAGCGGCAGATAATTTATCAGTTGGTTCTTTTTCGAGAATAACAGTTTCACCATTTACTACCGTAAGACTTCCAATAGCACCATCACTTGCATCGGTTCTTGAAATAACCAATGCCCCAGAGTGACCATTATACAGTCGAACTACAGTTGCGTTGTCAACATTGGAAGCAGCATTTAAATTACCTTCTGCTGCCAGAACTTTGATAATCATTCTTCTGATTCCTCTTTTGATTCTTCTGGTTCATCAAACATGGATGCGCCAACTGTTGGACGAATAGTATTAATACGTTCTGCTGCTTTTGCATACAAAACGTCTTTAATTCTGTCACTAATATCAGATGCCGACGAATCGGATCCAACTAAATTTACAATTTCTTCCATGAAAATTTAATATATGTATATTTTATATTTATATCTCGGCAGCTTTACCGTCTACTTCAGTCATTCCACCATCAATTTCAGGTTCCATCGGAACATCACCCATCATTCCCTGCTCACCCTCTTGTGGTAATGGTTCTCCAGTTATTGGATCAATAGCACTCGGATCGGGAATAATACCATCTTTGAT